GAACCTTGAATGTGAAGAAGTCGGACAGTTCGTGAGCAATGCTGCGGTCGCACTGCACACGCACATTCACGGAGTCCACTTCCGTCACATCAAGGTCAACCATCATTTCAAGTCCTCGTTGCCAACGGTTTCACCACGGAACCGTATAGTGTATTTAGTGCCAAGATCGCCACTCCACCCCACCACCCGTACACCGCTGTCACGCATCATCAGGAGTCCCATGCGTATGCTTTCTTCCCAATCGGGAGATGTGCGCTCCACCAATCGCGTGAGAGTGACCACCCGTTTAATGCCGAACTGTATGATGGCACGGGAACACTCCGAACACGCAGCCCATGTGCTGTACATGGTAAGCCCGTCCGTGGGCAATGAGTTACGCAGTGCCTTGAAAATCACGCGGCGTTCTGCGTGTTCCGTGCAGTGGTTCTTCAATTTCAGGTCTTGCGCGTACTGTGCGGAACTCAAGCACTCAAGCACGCTGTTGTGGCTTTTCAGCACCACACCCATGCCGTTGGGCAGCACAAGTGCAGCACCAACCTGTGTGCGGGGGTCAGGACTGAGCCGTGCAGCCGCGAAAGCGTCCTGCAAGTACATACGATCCACCCACCACGAATCGCGGTCTTCTACGAGGAGATCACTGACCATTGATGAACTTTCTCCACTCAATTGCGTTCCGTATCTTCCAATGGCGGGTGTTCAGTTCCTTGACCACTTCCTCAAGCAACTGTACCTTTTCCTTTTGATACTCCATCTTCTGCGCCAGTTTGTTCAGGTCTGCATCAGACTCAAGATACAGATCAAGATCATTTCGCAGAATCTTCAGAGCAAACGGCTCCCAACCACGAACCGTCAACTCTTCCTGTGACATCTTGCCTGTGTAGTACTCCCACTTGGCACGGAGCAGCACACGGTGGTCGGCTTCAGCCTTGCGTAGTGCCAACCGCTCGTCCGTGAGAATGTTGAGGTACTTGCCGTGCAAACGGGGAATCTTCAGCGACTCAAGGTCAAGTGCCGAGTCATCCAAAACCATATCCCGTTCAAGTTCTTTGCGAATATCGTCTAATGTCATGCGGTTTCTCCGTGAGCGTAGTTTACACCACAACTCACGGCAGTCAACAACCAATCACATTATTTCAATGTTGTAGTTTCTGTACGCAAATGTGGCTGTGCACTGAAACGGCTCTGGATCAACAATCGTTGAAGTAAAGTCAATAGAACCAAGCGTTCGCGGATACAGCCCCTCAAAGGTCACATTGATTTTTGGATTCTTTGTGCTATTAAGAATGATCAAGTTGGCTGTGGTCAGGTGCGTGTTTGCTGGACGGAACTCTTCGTAGTTTTCAACATTGGTGGCGGATCGCATCCAGTTGAATATCTCAAGCCAATTGTTCATCTCTTCGTCTACCACAAAAGTAATGCTTAATTCATCAAAGTCCATCTTGGACGGGTTCTTGATTGCCATGAACGGTGTGGGCATTATCACTTCGCTCATGGTGACCGTTGGCAGGGACGCACTCTGGCAGAAGTACATGGTGTTGGGTAGACGCTGAATGGAAAAACGATAGTAGGTGGGCAGCAGAGGATTGATACGCTCTGGATACCGCGCCTTGATGTCTTCGGGAATTACACTGAAATCGTATGGTAGTGCCATATGAGTATGTATGCGCCCAAACGAAAAGGGGGAGAGGTTTCCCTCTCCCCCGATCCGTAAGGTTGATTCCGTCTATTACGATGCAACGCCGTGCAGGTTGTCCACACGGAAGATGCGGTAGTAACGGTTCTGACGGGTAGCAAGACGACCACCGCCAACGGCAGTACCCTCAGCGAAGGGGTTCGCAACCATGCCGTAGCGGGTCTTGAACGCCATCTTGGGCTGGAAGGTCAGCGTATCAACAGCGCGCATCATCTGTAGCGGGACATAGGGGCAGTAGAACAGACCCGCATCATACGGACTGGTTCCCTTGTATCCAACGCAGACGAAGTTTGCACTTGCACTGGTGTGATCAATATAGGGGTCGATGTAGACCTTGATCTTGCCGTTGAGGGTACCAGCAAAGGTGTTGCCGGTGTCATCAACATCAAGGCTGACATTCAGCGCGGGGCTGATGTTTAGGAAGCCACCCATTGCGAGGGCTGAAGCAACATCTGCGGAGCAGATGATGAAGTTGCCCTTGCCACGACGGGTATCCTTGGCGATCTGATTGCACTCACGCTCAATCTGGAACATCAGACCACGGAACTTCTCCGCGCTCCAACGACCGTCAGAGTCCTGAATGAGATCGTACACGCCACCAACGGTGACAGAACCAGCAGTGGTCAGACCACCAACAACCGTCTTGTAGTACAGGTCGCTCTGCTGCGCTCCGAGGCGGGCAGTGCGATAGACGGTGCGAACAACCTCACGGTTGATCTCAGCAAGGATTTCCGTGCTGAGAATGTTGGCGAGTTCTGTCTCAGCATCCAAGCCGTGAACAGCCTTCAGATCCTGAGCCAGTTCAACACTGTACGAAGCAGCAAGAGCACGGGTGTTAGCCTGCACTGCAACGCGCTCAATGCTGAAGCCCATCTCGTTGGGCACATACGACTCACCAGTAGAGGTAGCAAGACCGATACCCTGAGTCATACCAACATTGCTGTCTGCGCTGCCGAGAGCAGGCTGACCAAGGAACGGATCGACAAATCCAAAGGTTCCACCCAGTTGACCTGTTGCACCACGAACAAGTGCGCCACCAGTGTGACCACTGAACGAAGCAGCGGTAGCACCACCAGAGAAAGCAGCATCTGGCTCGTTGAAGAAGGCTTCAGAACCCTGATTCGTGTTGGCATATGTGCCACCGTACTTGCTACGCATTGCGAAGATCAAGCCTGTCGGAGCCGACATAGCCTGAACGCCGCAGATGTCGTAAGCCATCAGGTTTGGCATGGCACGACGAACCAACTGGATGAGAATTGGGTCGTAGCCCTTGATGTTGCCTTCGCCGCCAACAACTGGCGACATTCCGCCACCAACAACATTGTTGGTTTCAACGAGCATCTGCTCCTTGATTGCCTTCTCCTGGTTCTCCAGAAGGGTGGCAAGAGTGGCACGCTTATGGGCATCCGCGATGGGAGCCATGTCCTTGTGGTCAAGAACGGGCTTCCACTTGCGGAGTGCCTGTTCTGTTAGAAACTTGTTTTCCATTTCCTACTCCTTATTTGTGAACGGTCTGATGACCGACTGTAAACTGAACTTGAAGATTACTCTTCTCTTTTGCTCATTGAGCGCACATATGCCTCAACAAGCGGGGACGCTTCCGAAGTCTCCTCGTAGGATTCCTCAAGGGACTCCTCTTCAGCGGCTTCCTCTGCAACGGGTGAGCCGATGGTTTCAATGTTCTCTCGGAGAACACTGACCTTCTCGGCAAACTGCTCAACGGTATCAAAATCCAGGTCTTCTGCAAGACGACGGAGTTTTTCAACCTCGGTATCAGCGAGTCCTTCAGCGATCTCGCGGAACACGATCTCGCACTTCAACTGCTCAACTTCCTCTGCGAGTTCCATGTTCTTCTCGACCTGAGACTGTAGTTCACCGTCAAGGTTCTCAACCTCTTCAACGGTGGACTCAAACAGATCCAACTTCTCCTCGGGAACCTCAATGTACGACTCAGCAAAGAGTCCGCGGAGGTTGGCGATGAAGTTCTCGGTGATCTCGGTGCGGAGTCCCTGCTCAACGGCAAGGCGGTTCTCCTGCATCCACTCCTCAACCACATAGTTCAGGTAGTCGTCAATGCGCTCAACGAGTTCTTCGGTGACAGCAACAGTGTGCTGCTCCAACAGTTCCTCGTACTTAGCCTTGACCTCCTCTTCGATCTGATGGACGCGCTCGTTGAGGTGTGCCTCAAACAGAGTGGCGGCAGAAGCCTTGAACTCTTCGGAGAGTTCCTGACCACTGAACATGGCAGCAAGGTCTTCCTTGACTTCCTTCTTCTTGCCCTGACCAACCTCGGGAATCTTGGTTTCTGCCTTGGCAGCAGAGGGCTTTGCCTTGATGGTAGCCTGATTCTTGCCGCTGGCATCGCCAGTGGGAGCAGGAACCTCGGCTTTCTTGCCGTTGGCAGTCTTGTACATCTTTTCGCTGGCGTAGTCGGAGGCGGCTTCTTCAACCTTCTCCTTCTTCTTGCCAAACTTGCCCTTGAGGAAGGCGGGCATCTTCTTCTTGCCCTTGGAGTCCTCTTCGTCCTCCTCCTCTT